GACGGGGAATCTCGCCATCTTGGCGGCACGACGTAGGGCAGCTTGCATTGAGGGTTCACTCCACAAGAGCCACCGTGCCCAGAAACCCGCCTTGTGAATACCACGATGACTCCAGTCTTCGAGACCACGATCATGTCGTGCGAGATACCGTAGCATGCGGCGACGATCCTTGTGAATGGTGTAATCAGAGTACCCCCTTTGTCCGAAACGCACCGACTTGCCATTGGGGAGCACGGCTCTGAACTTTTTAAGGGACCCCGAAGGCTCCTTGTATATATAAATCTTGTCAATCATATATAATGAGTCATATAATTATATGGTGTGTCATAGTGGTTCTTGTGGTGCTGTACATGTACATGAACATGTACAGAACTCCACAGGTCATCAGAGGTGTACTGACAGATGATGACATAGAGTACATACAGACCTTGTCACGTGACAAGATGTTTGAATCCAAGATTGTGGGATCCGATGCACCCGACACGTCAATACGAAAGAGTAAACAGTGTTGGCTCCCCAAAGAGTCGGATGAGAGAATACGTGGCATGTTTGAGAAAGTGGGACGTCTTGTGAATAAAAACCCTAAAAATTCTGAAGATTTACAGGTGGTCAAGTATGACGCGACTGATTTTTACAAGCCTCACCATGACACCTGTTGTTTTGGAAGGTGTGACAAGGACCCCACTGTGAATAATCGAATAAAGACTGTCATTGTGTACATGACTGATGATTTTGAAGGTGGTGAAACGCATTTCCCAAATCTCAACCTCAAATTGAAACCTCGCAAGGGTGACGCAGTTGCATTTGACACCTACAACTTGTTTGGACAATGTGACAACCGTGCTCTTCATGAGGGTCTACCTATCCAGAATGGTGTGAAGAACATCTGTACATTCTGGTTTCACAAATAATATACTGTGATAGTAGTATATGTCGTCATCGACGTGGCATAAACAGCAAGAAGAGGTTCTTAAAAAATGGGGAGAGATTGCAGCATGTTACCGTTACCTCCACAATCATTCATATCACAAGTTCAAGAGGATGAGTCTCCGTTTTTCACTTCCTATCATCATAATCAGTACAATCACAGGAACTGCGAGCTTTGCACATGAGACGGTCCCTAAACAGTGGAGGAATATTGCACCTCTCATAATTGGTGCATTCAACTTGTTTGGTGGTATATTGTCCACCATCCAGCAGTTTCTCAAGGTGAATGAACTCTTGGAGAGTCACCGTGTGAGTTCGATCCACTATGGTAAGTTGTCACGTCTCATCCGTCTTGAACTAGCCCTCCCACTTTCTGAGAGGACGTACACAGGTAAGGATATGTTGGAGGTTTGTAAATTGGAATATGACAGGCTCATAGAACAGTCACCAGCCATTCAAGGTGATGTGTTGCGACAGTTTGAAAAGAAATTTCCAGAGAAGAATAAAGAGTTTGAACAACATCTTGAATTTACTCGTCCCGAAATATTGTGCATCCACCCAGTTGAGAGATTTTATGACAAGAAGAAACCAAATATCAAAGATATGGTTGAAGCGAACAAGCCATATCCAGATGGGGAGAATGACTCATTCTATACTCACATCAGAAGTCCCTTGAAAACTTCGGAAGAGTCGGAACAGATGGAGGAGCCAGAGCCAGAGCCAGAGCCAGAGGGCTACGAGTCGGACCGTAGTTTCCACGAGACACGTTTGGATATCCAGATGACATAATACACCAGGATACAGAGCAGGAACAGAATCACAAGATTAAAAGATATCACAACATACAGAATTGGATACGTATATTTTTTAATCTTTTCATTTTCAAAAAACATATCTAAAACTTCATTCACCATATTATCCATATGGATAGGTATACGCGTATTACTAGAGTCCCAGATTTTAATTCCATCGTTGGTCGTGCCGAGGTGGCTCGTAATATATGGAACGCCATACAGACACGATGTTGTCTGTGCATCTATGGGAAACCAGGATGTGGAAAAACCTATATACTCCGAAACCTCTTGGGTCAGGATTATTTCGAGTTTGATGAAACCTCTGATACGTCGCATCATGTGGTGGTGGAGGAACCTTCAAATGACATTATTGAACGGATCAAGTCTGGGGGACCTCTCACACGTGGTTCGACAATCCTGGTGTGTTCCGATCTGAAGAGGATTGATTTCTGTGATTGCATAGAAATTCCCCAATTCACCGAGACACAACTCAACACCTTGTTCCCTGGATACCCACGTGAAGCCAAGATGTGTGGAGGTAATATGTGGAATTTTGAATTTTACAAACAGTTCCACGACAAGAAGGATACGTTCATGAACCCCAAAGAGTATGTGCAGTACATACTGTCAACAGCTCGTGCCACGTACATAAAAAGTTCGATAGAAGAGCACGGTCATACATGGGGTATGATTCACGAAAATTACCCCGACACCCGAAACCTCACGATGGATGAATGTAGTGACATTGCTGAATGCATGTCCCTGGCAGATGTGTATGATCAGAAAATATATGAATCAGATTGGGATCTCTGTAGATATTTTCAGATTACGGGTATAGCCCTCCCAGCATACATCATACGAGGACGCTATGACAAGTCACTTCGTCCAGGAAGTTCGTGGACCAAGATGAATAACCAGAAGATGAGGAGTAACAAGTTGAAGAAATTTGGTGACTTTGACACAAACAAGTACATTCTTATTCTCAAGACACTCATGACACATCCCAATCCCCGTGAATTTGCCAAACTCTACACCATTACACCACATGACATTGATGTCCTGAATCATCTCCTCCTTGGAAGCAAGTTCAAACCCCAGGAAATAACACGTCTTAAGAAGAAGGTGATCTCATAGATAAATGGAGCAACTGTACACCTATGACAAGAATGGAAAACCCCGCATGTGGAGAGTTGAGGTTGTGGAGACGGATCATGGAACTGCCATTATTCGACGTTCCTATGGTCAAGTGAATGGCCAGATTACCACCACGGAACGTGAGATTACACAGGGTAAAAATAAGGGTCGTTCCAATGAAACCACCCCATTTTCTCAAGCTGTGCTCGAAGCCAAGTCCCTTCATGATAAACAACTGAGTGAGGGGTATGTCCGTGAACTCACTGAGAACACCCCTCAAAAGTTGTTCCCCATGTTGGCTCACACGTGGGAAGATCGTGCAAAATATGTCCAGGCACCCTTCTATGTGCAGCCCAAACTCGATGGGGTTCGAATGCTCGTGGGTCGACTCCATGGTCAACTCATCATGGTGAGTAGGACTGGAAAGACGGTGCACCACCTGGATCACATACGCACGGAACTTGAGCCTGTGCTCCGCAAGGAGGGTATTTTCCTGGACGGTGAGAGTTACAATCACGACAAGAGTTTTGAAGACATTACGGGGATGTGCAGAACAACCCTTGAAAGTTCTGCCAGTGAAAAGAATCTCACTGATATCCAGTTCCATGTGTTTGACATGTTTGACTATTCCAACACAGATGTTCCATTCTTCAGACGTTTGGAATATCTGGATAGTATCTTTCGTGGACACGTGTTCAAGTACGTGAAACAAGTTGAAACTCGGCAAGTGACGGACAAGGCGGACGTCGAAAAGATCAACTCTGACTATGTTGCCCGTGGGTACGAAGGGACCATCATACGCAATCGTGACGGTCCATACCAGCTCAATGAACGCAGCAACAACCTACTCAAGTACAAGAGTTTCAACACGGATGAGTTTACAATTGTCGGGGCGGAAGAAGCGGAGGGAAGAGACAAGGGTACAGTCATCTGGATATGTGAATCACACCTCGGATCTAAATTCCGTGTACGTCCCCGTGGTTCACTCAAGGAACGTAAACAGTACTGGGTGGACCGTTGGAAGTGGACCACGGGTCGCACGAAACTCACAGTCCAGTATCAGAATGTGACGGTGGCAAATGGTGTCCCCCGTTTTCCAGTTGGACTCGGGATACGAAATTATGAATGAGTGCGGTATATTTTTGCAGTGTATGGGTTTTCACCCTGACCAAACACCTGAACTTCTTCACCCCCATAGAATTCTGGACACCCAATGTCTTCGGTACAGTCACGGTCCTTGTGGGTCACGGGAATTGAAAAGATCTGATCACCTGCCGTGGTTGAATAGTAGTTCCATCTGTCATTGTACTGCCGACTGTGTTTTCCGTACAGGGGGAGAGTCTGACCATTCTGACCCGTGAGCAGTCCAATCTGTTGGTAATGGGAGGGTTTGTATGATTTATATGGGGGTTTGCGAAACTCTGGTTCACGTGAGGGTTGTTCTATATACACGGGGACAGGGACCTCAACGGGCACCTCAACGGGTACCTCAACCTTCTGTGTTGGTCTCAGAAATATGACTGCGAGTAGAATCAGTACAAAAATTGCAGCCAGTATCTTTATTCTGTGTTTAGATTTAATCATTGCTTATTATAGTAACATGAGAATAAGTTTCCCACTGAGATGTGTCTTTGAACATAGAAAGGGGTTTCCTTTTAAAAATTATGGTGAAATACCAAACACACGTAACAAGGCGGATGGTGACCCATGGGACATATTTGCACCTGGGTACCATGTACGTATACCAGAGGGCAAGGCGTACAAGATTCAGGAAATTTTAGGAATCTACATGGTGGAAAATGGAAATCACAAGATTGCGGTGAGGGTTGATTACCCTGGATTTGATCGTGCATGGTACCGAGAGGATATACGGCGGAGTTGTGATGCGTATTCACGGAAGAAGAAACTCAAGGGGTTGTATATAAAGACAACATGACATGAACATGTATGTTGATTGTATCAATTGATATTGGGTACTATAATCTTGGATTTGTCAAGGCGACTGTAGGAGAGGATGGGATCCCACATGTTCACCATGCACAGAAGGTGGACATCACCATGTACACACATAACAGGGTCCCTTTTTGTGACTGTCGACTGCACCACACACGTGAGATGGCTGATTATGTCATGCACTTTATCCAGGAATTTTGGGAACATTTTGATGAAGCAGACAAGGTGTTGGTGGAACGCCAGCCACCAGGTGGTTTTGGGGCTATTGAGGCTCTCATTTTCACCACATTTCGTGAAAAGACGCAGATCATCTCTCCGAATGCCATGCACAAGCACTTTAACATAGGACACCTGGACTATGAACACCGCAAGATAAAGACCCAAGAGATTGCAGAACCCTATCTCCGTGAGATTGAAACATATACCCGTCTCACTCGAAAACATGACGTGTCAGATGCCATGTGTATGATTCTGTATCAGATACCTCGTGCTCCACGACCAAAGAACATAGTTAATGATTTCGAGGTATTTAGGTTTATAAAACAATGATTCCCTGCTCGTATGATGTACACCATGGATACCTCATACCAGAAAATGGACGTGTCGATTTTTATGGGGTCCTGTACCCTACAATTTCAGAAGCCATCAAGGCGCTCAATTCACAACCAGTAAAGGTGCCTTCCCCTTTCATGTTTCTGGAAGACAGACATGTACAGACGGATCTGCTCCTGGAACAGTTGTTACGCGATTATACATGAAGAATCAACCCTCCCAGTTGTAAAGAAAAACAGTATCACCAAGAGGAGTACTGCCACGTACAGACGTATGGATGGTACTTTATATGCCACCAGGAGTAACACAAGGACTACGATGTCGACAAAGTATTGACTGGTGGACTTCACATTGAATACGACTTTGCGCCATGTCATGATTTGGCCAGGGTACGAAACAATACATGGATCATCTGTCGGTGCAGGAGTATCATTCTCAAAAAGTATGTGTTTTGTGTCAATGTCAATGAAATCATGTCGCTCACAGAGTCTGCTCATGTTGAGCTGATCATCTTTACATGTGGATTGTAGAGCATCGTTGAGTAACACTTTTAGATATTTTACATATCCAATGTACAACCCCGTGTTGATGTTTACGTTTTTACATGTGGGGAAGATGAAACTGCTAGCCATGGCAAACTTGATCGGAACATCTTTTGAAACTATCACTTTGGACCCTGATTCCATGAATCTCAAATATATATCCTTTTCTGGTTTCACAAATTCAGAATCAAAACCATCCACGAAACATACAATGTCATCATCCTTTTTTGATTTGAGATATGAAAGAACTCCAATGTACTTGTCTGTGTGACCTGTGTACTTGGTACCCCATCCCACGACATCAACATGTATACCGAATTTATTATTCACCAATTTTTCAAACATCCCCTCTGAATGGGTCGCATATGTTACAAAGTAAATCATATACTGTAAATAAAGATAATAAAAGCATGTACAGTAGAAAATGAGCCTCCGTGTGACCCTGCTCGCTGAAAATGCAGTCCTGCCATCTCGTGGATCCAGTGGTGCTGTGGGGTATGATCTCTCGGCAACCCAGGGGTGTGTGATTCTCCCAGGGTTGTGGGCCATCGTACCCACGGGTCTCAGGATTGAACTCCCTCCAGGCACCTATGGTCGTGTGGCGCCTCGTTCAGGACTCACCGTGACCCACGGTATTACGGTTGGTGCAGGTGTCATTGATCCAGACTACAGGGGTGAAGTTCGTGTGGTGCTCTTCAATCAGGGAAAGGAGCCGTTCCTTGTCAAACCTGGGTACAAGGTGGCCCAGCTCATCTTGGAGAGGTGTGAAACCCCAGAAGTTGTACAGGTCCCCTTTCTTTCAGAGACCCAGAGGGGTGAAGGTGGTTTTGGATCAACTGGCTTATAGGAGTACACCCCACGTACAGTAATGAACGTACTCATTCTGGGTCGAGGTTCAATTGGGAGTCATCTTATTCAAAAATTTGAAGAAAAAAAATACAACGTGATTGTAGCCACGCGGGATTTTAATGTCCACGAAATTCCAAAAGTAAAAGCAGTCATCTGGTGTCAAGGTGTAAACTGCAATGATTCCGTGGGTTCTTTAAATTACTCGACATATATGAACACGATCGATGTGAATCTTCACTACATCACAAAAACCCTTGACGATCTTGTTCGACATGATAAACTTGAAAAAGGATCACGATGTCTCATCATTAGTTCTTTATGGCAGGAGTTTTCAAGAGAACACAAATTTTCATACACCGTGTCAAAAGCAGCTCTTGGTGGCATTGTTCGAAGTTGTTCAGTGGATCTTGGTAAGAGTGATATATTCATAAATGCACTTTTACCAGGTCCGATTGATAATCAGATGACTCGTTCTAATTTGACACAGGAACAGATGGATACACTTCCAGGTTTTGTACAACTCGATGACTTGTGGTATCTTGCAGAATATCTCTGTGTACACAATACATCTACAAATGGTCAATCAATTCGAGTTGATCTTGGATTTTCTGTGAAGAAGATGTGATGAACTTGAGACCGTTGTCACTTGGAACAATACATGTGATGGTACCATCAGTATTCATCTTCTTGTCCTGTTCAATGACTGCTTGACAGTCCAATTCTGAAATTGGAGTACCCTGAATGAGTTCAAGACAGTGATGTTCAAATACACTATGTGTGTATCCAAAAATTTTATTCATGAGAAGCATCCCATGGACAACCGCCAGTCCATGGGGCATGGTATAGTTTGAAACAACTTCAATAGCGTGACCAAGTGTATGACCGTAATTGAGACCCTTTCTCACATGTTTGTCATGGAGATCCACCTCTATGACAGATTTTTTAATGAGAAGGGACAACTTTACAAGTGATTTCAGATCAAGAGTATTGTACATGTCCAATGCATTCCCAATCATACACAATTTGAGTATTTCCCCCTTTCCAGAACGAATCTGAACATCATCAAGTGTATCTAAAAATTTCATGTTTATATATACACTCTCTGGTGAACAGTACGTCCCGATTTTATTTTTAAAACTTGTATTCAGACTCGTCTTGCTGCCAATGCAGCTGTCAGCCATTGACAAGAGTGTTGTTGGGAAATAGACCCATGGGATTTTTCCTCTGTTATACACACTGCACACAAATGAACCCACATCCTGTACAAGTCCACCACCCACGATGACAATCCGTTTTACACCTGGATGGAGGGCACGTATGATACTCATGACTGTATCGATTGTTTTATTCTCTTCAGTGGCCACAATGTAAAACACATTGTCACTCGTACTAAACATGTGTCGAAAACGTTCATCTGAAATTATGAAATCACCTGAACGTGTGGTGACACCTCCATCTGTGAATGTCACTGTATAATCACACACCTTGAGCACATCTGATTCGAGTTCAGTTGTATCATACCATAACGTCACGCCATCAATTTTGAATGTTGTATTGACGCGTGCCTGTGCCATCTGCATCCGTGTGTGAAATCCAGCTGACATGTCGGAATATTTCGTGTACAAGTGCTGCATCCACTCTAATTCAAATTGGTGGGATGTGACAATCGCATCATCAAATGTATCAAAAAAAGTGGGATCCAACTTCATGATGATGTACCGAGTTTCTATGTAATCGAGAATATTCTGGTCATATAAATGCCGTATGAATTCTTTCGATTTTGAGCTTATTGATCCCCCAAGATATGTTTTTTTACCGTGCTGTTTAATTTTTCGAAACGTACTCTCAATCATACTCAAGTTTTCTGCATCATCTACACTATCTCTCGATTTTCCAAGTGACCCCACAAGATCAACCCGACCAATTACAAAATAATCAATCTCATCAAGGTACTGGGAACTCAGAATGAGATCCATATTCTGTATCGCTGTGATGGTTTCGATGTTCACGCCTTTCCGTGTGGGGAGTTTTTTACATGAAAGTGCATACTTGTCAAATGCATACTGAGATTCAATCATAGGCCCCACAATTGAATCACAGCATATATCGACGGAAGATTTAATATCCGTCTTGGCTTCTGCTCCCCCAACTTTGAGTGAGAGTTGGATACCAGTGTCAGACGTCAACCTTCTCAATTTTATAATGTCATTGAAATTTGCACCTTCATCTTCAAATGATGTCTTGATACCGACACATCGGTGTCGGGTCTTCAAGGTATGGAGAGTCTTCATGAGACTTGACCGTACAATCATATTTTACTTATTAAACATGGAAAGTAATCTTTAATAAAAAGTAGAGTATAGTAAAAAGTATAGATGAAGGATATATTTCATTGCATTCGTATCAAGAATACATATCTCATGGGGAAACCGATACACTCCAAGCCGATGTTCATAACGTTTCAAACGGTGAAATCTGCCCACACGTGCAAAAAGTTTATTGAATTCCACACCCAGAAATACGGTACATGGCCAAGTTTCAACATGGAATTGACCAAGGAGGAGATGGTGTATGAAATGAGCACACTTGGATTCAAGGAACCCATGTACATTGAGAGGAAGGAATTCTCAGAAATTGAAGAGATTATGAAAAAATCAAACGCTGGTATTCTCCATTGTCATGAATTCTGTATATTGCCCTATGAAAACACGTACACTATCAATTTTCGCGCCGAGGAGATGGATGTTGAACCTACCCTCGATACATATTTAGAATCACTTGAAAACATACTTTCCTCGGAATAAAAAACCCCGCCATTCGTATAGGGAAATGAATACATTTCTTTTTCAGCCGAAAGACACCGACACCCTTGAAGAGTGGTCAGAACAATTTAGACTCATGTATTCACCACGTCAGCCCGTCCATATGATTGTTCGACTTGACAACTACAACAAGTTTGATATACAAACCATCATGGGTCTCAAAGTTCTCATAGACATGTACCGTCCCATGGCGAAGATGTATTTAACAGAGACACACCTGTATCTCAAAGATCCCCTGTTAAAAACATTGGTGAAAAATTGTCTTTATTTTTTTAAACACGAAAAACCTGTTGTGATTGTTTAATTTGCAAATGCAAGCCCAGCTACACCACTCTTTATACGGAGAATGTTATAGTTGACTGCATAGAGGGGAAAGATGGCCTGTGCATTCGTCGTGGTTTTTAGATGGAGATTGGCATTGTCGAGACGGCTAAAGTTGCAGGTTCCACATGGCTGGTGCTTGTTTGCTTTGAGGGCAAAGGAATACATCTTCACGTTGGCACCTTCCACGGCAAGGTGACCCCTGAGAAGATCAGATGCATAGTCACAGTGATAATACCCCTGGATGGTTCGGAAGTATTTATCGGGCATGGCATCTTCAAAAACCTCCGAACCATTGAGGTACAACTGAACCTCGCTCGTGGTGAGCAGACTTCCAGTCGCTGGACGGACCCAGAAGAGTGCCTTTACGGGGTGATTCAATAGGTTGAGATCGAACCGTGGGGACGTCGTGCTCATGTCCGAGTACACCTTTTGCACCTGTTCAATGAGAAGCTCGTGGGGGGTGTCCACAATCATCTTGCGTTCATCGGTATCCAACATCACATAGTTTGCGTAGAAGAGTGGGGTTGTGGGTGCACCCGATGAAGAAAACTTGACACGAATCTCAACCTCGTGATACTGGATCGCCACCAGGGGCAAGTAGGTGTTATCACAGAAGAAGAAGTGGAGAGGCATCCACGTGGATGTCATGAGATCAGTCATGTATTCTTCATTTCCAGCAGGTGACCTGTCATATGCTGCCGATGCCTTGGCACCTGAATCAACCATGAACTTGTTCCACACCTGCACCATGTAGGTGGCATCCTGACGATCGATGAGTTGTCCACCGATGTAGAATTCAAACACAGCACAGTCAGTCAGGTCAGGGTCAATACCCTTTGCTGAACCTCCACCAATAGCTTCCGAACCAAGGTCAAGCCACACTGCTCCCAAGAGATCACCTTTATGGGGAATCTTGATGACAATCTGACCATTCGCCTCCGCCTTGCCCATGTAGTCGAGAAGAACTGGCTTCATGGCGAAATTGGTGTGACGCTTGTAGCTTTGTCGAAAGAATGAAACCTCAGGTTTCCCTGTAATGTACGCATCCTGTACACCCTTGGCAACGAGATCAATAAGTGCTCCTGACATTTTGTATATTACATAGTGCGTATATTAAAAATTTGGAACTTTTATAACACAAGGAGCGAGCATGGTTGTTTTCCAGGCACTCACATGGGAAGCGAGAGATGTTGAAGGTGAACACCTGATAAGTATCTTTGGGAGGTCAGAACATGGACCGTCCGTATGTGTCACGACTGCGTTCAAGCCGTATTTTTTTGTCAAGATGCAGAAGAATGTCACCGAGGCACTGATACGTGACAAGTTTCAACAGATTCGTACAGTTGTCAAGGGTCGGGTTGACTCCTATGAGATTGTGAGATACAAGGATCTCTGGGGATTTCAGAATAATGAGAAATCCATCTTTCTTAAGCTGAATTTTACAACCCTTGAAGACATGAAGTTCACTGACCGAAAGCTTCAGTATCCACTCCCAGATGACCCCGTGCCACTCAAAGTGTATGAGTCAAACATCGACCCCATTCTTCGTCTGATGCACCGTTCTGGGATCCAGTCGACTGGATGGCTCGATACTGGTCGCTCGTGTGTCAGATCCCACCTCGCTCATGTTGATGTTGATCTCTTCTGTAATGACTGGAAGACTCTCACAGCTGTTCACAAGAATGAAAACGCCCCATTTGTTGTCGCCTCTTTTGATATTGAGACGAACAGTTCAACTGGCAAGTTTCCTGATCCTCACATCCAGGGTGATGCAGTTTTTCAAATTGCTGTAACCCTGAGACGTCTCGGTGAAAAAGAGTGCTTCAACAAGACATGTCTGTGCTACAAGCAAACTAGTCCTCTTGAAGACGGGAATGACATTGTGTCGTACACATCAGAGAAGGATCTCCTGATGGGGTTTCAGTCCTTCTTGCGCAAGCACGACATTGACATCATCACGGGTTGGAATATATTCGGGTTCGATCTCGAATATGTCTATGTCCGTGCACAGTTGTGCAGGTGCCCAGATGAATTTTACAATCTCGGGAAGCTGCGAGATGAGACGTGTGAGATGAAAGAAAAGATGTTGTCTTCAAGTGCCTTGGGTGACAATAAACTCAAACTGTTGCCCATGAGTGGTCGCTTCATTTTTGATCTTTTTCAAGAGGTGAAGCGTGAACAGAAACTCGATTCATACAGTCTCAACTATGTGTCCCAATTTTTCCTTGGGGATCAGAAGATTGACATGCCCCCGAAGGAGATGTTCCGTCGGTACCGTGAGGAGGACCCCCATGAACTGGCTGAAGTTGCTCGATACTGTATCAAAGATACCCTGCTGCCTCACCAACTCATGGACAAGTTGTGTACCCTCATGAATCTCTTGGAGATGGCCAAGGCTACATGGGTTCCACTCTGTTTCCTGTCTGAACGTGGTCAGCAAATCAAGGTGTTCAGTCAGTTGACCCGCAAGGCGAGAGAGTTGGGGTTCATGGTGCCCACTATCCGATGGGGCAAGGCGCAGCAAGATGCCTATGAGGGTGCCACTGTCTTGGATGCACACACAGGTGCCTACTATGTACCCATTACAGCCCTGGATTTCGAGGGACTGTACCCATCCATTATGATGGCTCACAACTTGTGTTATTCTACACTGGTTCTGGATCCAAAGTATGCCACGGTACCAGGTATCACCTATGAAGAGTTTGTCATTGGTGAAAAGACGTACCGTTTTGCCCAGGGGGTCCCCAGTTTGCTCCCAGAGATTCTGGCTGAACTCAAGGCGTTTCGTAAACAAGCCAAGAAGGACATGGCTGGTGCGACAGGTGACATGAAGAATGTATTCAACGGAAAACAGCTCGCCTACAAAGTGTCCATGAACTCTGTCTACGGATTCACAGGGGCTGGGAAGGGTATGCTTCCATGTGTAGCCATCGCATCGACTGTCACGGCTGAAGGGAGACGCATGATTGAACAAACACGTGACTATGTGCAGCAAAACTTTCCTGGAGCCATTGTTCGGTACGGTGACACGGATAGCGTCATGGTGGAGTTTGATGTCCAGGGTCGCACGGGTCAGGAGGCGATTGAATACAGCTGGAAACTTGGGGAGCAAGCGGCTCGTGAATGCAACGCACTGTTCAAGCACCCTAAAAACCTAGAACTTGAGAAGGTGTACTGTCCGTATATCCTCTATTCTAAAAAGAGGTATGCGGCAAAGTTGTGGACCAAGGGAAAGGATGACACAATGAAGATGGACTACATAGATATCAAGGGTCTTCAGGTTGTTCGTCGTGACAACACTCTCTTTGTACGTCAGACGTGCAAGGAACTTCTTGATGTCATCTTGGACAGTAAGAATCCTGAGGGTGCCAAGGAACTTGCACACAGGAGGGCTCTGGAACTCATTGGGGGGACGGTACCCATGGAACAACTCGTGTTGTCCCAAAAACTTGCCGATTCTTACAAGTCTGACAATCTTGCTCATGTCCGTGTCCGTGACAAGATGCGTGAACGTGAACCAGGTTCTGAACCCCAATCTGGTGACAGGGTCCCCTATGTGCTCCTGGATACGGGTGACAAGAAGGCCAAGGCGTTTGAGAAATCTGAAAATCCCGAGTGGGCACGGCTCCACAACTTGCCTCTTGACTATGAGTATTACTTTACAAACAAGTTTATGAAACCAATCTGTGATCTCTTGGAACCCCTGGTGAAGGATCCAAAGATTGAGATTTTTGGGGACATTATGAAACCAAAGAAACCGAGGGCACTCAAGGGTCAAAAGAGCATTGAGAGTTTCTTCACCACCACCACTTAGGGAATACAGACACTTACAGTGTAAGAAGAAAACAATGGAAGCTATCAACAAGCTGATTGAAGCTGAGATTGAAAAGCAGGTGCAGGAGAAAATGACCACTTTCATAGAATATTTTTCACGTACATACGATGTTCCTATGAAAGTTCTTCTCCGTGACTACCAAAAAGCGGCAGGTACTCCCGATATTAAATCCCTCCAGTGTCTTGGTGTGAATTCAGGGAACAAGAAGAGATGCAAGATGTGTGCGGGTCCGAATGGATACTGCAAGAAACATCTGGATCAGTACAGACCACCTGTACGTCCGACATCCACACAGTCGGTGACTGCCGTCAAACATACACATACTATACCCCCACTGTTTCGAAGTGACTGTCCAGCATGCATCAAAAACAAGAATAAACCTAAAGAGAACACACTTATAGATATTTAATGAGTAGAAGCGAGGTGCTCCGTTCAGCGATTGAAAACTTTTACCAGGACCCAAAGCATTCAGACATACTATGCGACATCCTCGAAAAGAGGAATGGAATATCACTTCGAAATTTGGAGTGGTTCATTACGAATTATTCGAAACAGAAGAATCTAAGTTTTGTAACTTCAGGTGGTCAGCGTTTTGTTGTCCACTGTTCATACAAGTCTACGCTCGATGGATACAGCAAGAAGCTCTTTGATCCATTCTGTCGATCAGACAAGATTGAGTTTAAGATTCCCAACAGTGAGAAGAATATCCAAACGACGGTGGCCCAGCTCAATTTCATACGGTGGTGCATCAAGAATAGCATCATCGACTATATCCGCGAGCATAAGGATGAATTAAAAAAATAATACAATGTAAATGAGCCGTACAGGTGTAGGTGCTGTAATTGGTCTCAATGCGATTGGGCGCCAGGATCAGATTTTGTGCAATTTAGATACACACGAAAAGGATGCGAGTCCATTCTACAAGGACCACGTACAATGGAGTCACTATACAAAATTCTACAGATCACATGTACGTGACGCACCCGTTGGTTCAAACACGTGGCCATTCACGGGTACGGGTGAACGGGTCGGGTTCATCCTGGATCCAAAGATTTCGGGAGATCTCTTGACAAACCTATTTCTCAAAGTGGATCTCCCCGCACTCACAGATGGTGGTATATGGACTGACAAGATTGGGAGGGCTCTCATAAAATCGGTTGAATTCAGGGTTGATACCGTCACTGTGGAGAAACTTGACGATCTGGGTCTTGTGTTTAAGGATGAACTCTTCACATCTGAGCATGACAATGCGGTTCGGAATTTCTGTCAGAATGGTCAGGTGTACATCAATACCCTCATACAACCCCAAGATTTCGTCACCAATCCAGATATACTCCCACTGTCACCAGATCATCGGAGTAGTGCACTCCACTTGTATATAAATTTAGGGTTTTGTTTCGGGAGAACCCACAGTTACCGACCTGAACCCTTTCCCATGGCGGCCGTCTTTAACCAGAAGATATATGTCGACATTGAGTTCCAGCCAAAGGCGTGGTTCACAAACAGTACTACAGATGTGTACGCTCAACGACTCACCCTCGTGTCTGAACAAGTGACACTCTCTGATCAAGAGCGACTCTACATACAACGGAAACCATTCTCCCTTCGTTACATGACGATTGAGCGAATTAAATCGGCTCAGACTGACAAGACTGCACAGACCACCACCCAGACTTCTGGGGCGTCTGGTTCGGTTCCTATTCTCACTGTACAGTTGGGGAGCACCACACCTGTAT